ACACAGTGTTTATGAATAGCCCTAAGACTGCTGCTGATCTTGCTCTTGTACAAGGCGCTATTCTTGGAGCAGCAGGACAGTCTGGTACGAAGGTTATAGGAAAGGTAGCGCCAATTACTTGGCAGAACTTTATTGGAAACAAGAAGATCTCTAAAGATGAAAAACTATTCATTAAGTCACAAAATCCAGGGAAGTCAGAGTCATGGCTTAAATCATACGAAAGAGAACTAAGAAAGCAAAGAACAATTAGTTTTATTAACATGCAATATGACAGAACAATAACAGACAATGATGTGGCAGATGCCTGCGGAATTGGTCATTGGGCAATTAAAAATTGGAATAAAGCAGTAGGGGGGACTGAATAGTGCCAGAGTTAAATGCAAACATACCACCAATAGAATGTTATGTTCGTGGAAACTTTTTAAGAGATCAGGAAGATAGTCATGACCAATACTTTCCATGCGTTATATTTGGAGTGTCAAGCGTTAAGGGAAGAAGCCCTTTGTTTCATTTCTTGATGGAAGACGGTGGTCTGTGGTGGAGAATGCCAATCAATGCTTTTTGTACAAAGCCAGGAGTTCCAGAAGAGCCAATCTATAATCTTGTTTTGTGGAATTCTTTCAGCCCCTATATATCTGTCACTAAGTTTCAAAACTTAACTAATATGAGGATGTCTTATCTTAACAGAGAAAAAGAAAATGTTCCTGGCAAGTATCTGTTTACACTTGACTGGCACAATCCAGAATCAAATATTTTAGATGACGGGTATTCTGAAAACCCAGGTCAACATAAATGTGGTCACGTAATTCAAAGAGATGATGGTAATTTTGCCATACAGCCTAACAACAGAGTTAAATTATATGAGCCTTCATTTGTAACAAAGAAAAGCCTATTGCTTCACAGGCTTGTCAATACAAACAAATGGGATGTTGAAAGTTATGACAAGTGGGTCTTAGAAGATTCAAATGCCTATAACTATGACATTTTTGAGAAAGGGGTTGACAATTAATACCGTGGGTGCTAAACTATATACAAGCGAAGTCTATATGCGTAAGAGATATCTTGTGGATAAAAGGACTCCAGAAGAAATTGCTAAGGAGTGTGGTGCTAGTGTTGAGACCATCTATGTCTACCTTGCAAAATTTAAATTAAGGAAATCAAAGCGATGAAAAAGATTAAGTATATGCTTTTTATATTATCATTAGTAGCAGCAGTTGGTATCTCCTATGCCACTGCAACACTGCGTAATATGCCAGAAGCGTTTGACTGGGAGGAAGATGATGAGTGAAAACCTGAACATAACGGTTGACCAAGTTAACCACCCAACACACTACACAACAGATCCTTCTGGTGTGGAATGTATTCAGATTACACGCCATCGTAACTTTAACATTGGTAATGCTTTTAAGTATCTTTGGAGAGCAGGTATCAAGGATGAGTCAAAAACTATTCAGGATCTTGAGAAAGCAATCTTTTATATTAAAGATGAGATCAATAGATTAGAAGGTAAGTATGTCAACTGAAGATGATTTAGTTAAGCACCTTGACCAGGTTAATCAGGTAGTAGAAGAATACCTAAAGGGCAACGATCCAACAGTAATTTCAAAGCAACTCGATATACCAAGACAAAGAGTGGTTACACTTATTAATGAGTGGAAAGTTATGGCATCTGCTAACGATGCTATCCGTGCTCGTGCTAAAGAGGCATTAGCAGCAGCAGACACACACTACAGCAAATTGGTATCCCGCACATACGAAGTTATTGATGAGGCATCAATGACAAACAATCTTAGCGCAAAGACTGCTGCCATCAAACTTGTTATGGACATTGAGTCAAAGCGAATTGATATGCTTCAGAAGGCTGGACTTCTTGAGAATAAAGAACTTGCAGAAGAGATGATGGAAATTGAAAAGCGTCAAGAGATTCTTGTTCTTATCTTAAAAGATATTGCCTCAGAATATCCACAAGTTCGTGATGAGATTATGCGTAGGCTTTCTTCATTTGCAAAAGACAACGAGGTGATTACAGTTGTCCACGATGTTCAATGAGTTCCTTGAAGCACTTCAAGACGATCATTTTGAAGAAACTCCAGTAGACGCAAGAACATTCGTTGAAGGTGAAGCATACCTTGGACAACCACCACTGTCTGACATTCAGTATGACATCGTAGAGGCCATGAGCCAGATCTATCGCAAAGAAGATCTCATTAATATTATGGGAGAAGAAGAAGGAACAAGATACTACGATAAATACACCAAGAACGAAATCATTCTCCAACTTGGCAAGGGATCTGGAAAAGACTTCACATCAACCGTAGCATGCTCATACATCGTATATAAACTTCTATGTCTTAAAGACCCAGCAAAGTATTTTGGTAAGCCATCTGGAGATGCTATCGACCTAATCAATGTGGCTATTAACGCTCAACAAGCAAAGAATGTTTTCTTTAAAGGTTTTAAATCAAAGATTGAAAGATCACCATGGTTTGTAGGAAAGTATTATGCTAAAGCAGATTCAGTTGAGTTTGATAAATCAATTACTGTTTACTCTGGTCACTCAGAGCGTGAATCACATGAGGGACTAAACCTTCTTCTTGCAGTGCTTGATGAGATTTCTGGTTTTGCATCTGAGGTTGGAACAGGTAACGAACAGGGTAAGACTGCTGATAATATCTATAAGGCTTTTCGTGGATCAGTAGACTCTCGTTTTCCTGACCTTGGTAAGGTTGTTTTGCTTTCATTCCCAAGATATCCAGGAGACTTTATTTCAGAAAGATACGAAGATGTTATTGCTGAAAAAGAAACTATAGAACGAACACATAAGTTTACTATCAATCCATTGCTTCCAGAAGACAGTGCAGACAATTCTTTTGAAATTTCGTGGGATGAAGATCAAATCACATCATACAAATATCCAGGAGTATTTGCATTAAAGAGACCAACATGGGAAGTAAACCCTACTCGTAAGATTGATGACTTTATGATTGCATTTTTAACAGACCTTGGAGATGCAATGATGCGCTTTGCATGTGTACCAACATTTGCATCAGATGCATTTTTTAAGCAGGCAGAGAAGGTAAGAGCCTGTATGACATTAAGAAACCCAGTAGACACTTTTAAAAGATTTGATGAATCGTTTAAGCCCGATCCAACAAAGAAATATTATGTTCACGCTGACCTTGCACAGAAGCACGATAAGTGTGCAGTAGCAATTGCACATGTAGAAAAATGGGTAAACATACAAGTAATTAATAACTACGAACAAGTAGCACCAATAGTCGTAGTAGATGCCGTAGCATGGTGGGAACCAAAGGTAGAAGGACCAGTTAATCTTTCAGAGGTTAAGCAGTGGATTCAAAACCTAAGAAGACTTGGGTTTGATATTGGTATGGTATCGTTTGACCGTTGGCAATCATTTGACATTCAGAATGAATTAAAGCAGGTTGGAATGAGAACTGATACTGTTTCTGTTGCCAAGAAGCACTATGAGGATATGGCTATGCTTGTCTATGAGGAAAGGCTTGCCATGCCTGCAATTGATTTATTATTTGATGAACTAACACAGTTAAAAATTATGAAAAATGATAGAGTTGACCACCCACGCAAAAAGTCAAAGGACTTGGCTGATGCTGTGTGTGGTGCTATTTTTGGGGCTATATCTCATACCCCTAAAAATACAGACAGTGAAGTAGAGGTTCATACTTTTAGAGACAGATCTAAGCGAGTTGACGAACTACCTGAGAACGTGATACAATATAAACCTATGCCAGATGACGTAAAAGACTATTTGGATAGATTAAATCTACTATAAATAAGGAGAAATACCGAATGAATTCATTCAAGAAAATCGCACTAGCCGTGGTTGCAGCCATGACTTTGGGCATGGTCGCAGTAGCACCTGCAAATGCTACAGTAATGACAGTAGCGGTAACGCTAGACGGAACAGCAAACACAACTAATGGTGTAATTGCTACCCCTGCCACATTACCAGTCCCAGCAGACAATACAATCGATGCAGCAGATGCACTACGTTTTGTAGCAACAGTAGCAGCAGGAACATCAGTTTCTGCAGTAGCAACTAACGCAACAATCGTATCAGCACTACACACATCAGCAGCACCAGTAGGAGCATCGTCAGGATCATCATCTTTGACAATTGCAACAGGTACTGGAACAACTGCAACATTCTTTGTCTACACAAAGACAACAGCAATTGGAACCGTTGTAATTAACAATGGTGGAACAACTCTTACATACTATGTACAGGGTACTGCTGGCAAGATCAATAACCTAACAGTTTCAGCACCTTCAGCAGGCGCAGCAGGAACTAAGCAGGATATCGTTGTAACTGCAACAGATGCATTTGGTAACAAGGTATCTGGTAAGTCAATTACAGCAACAGTCTTTGCTGCAACAGCAGTACTAGACACAGCAACAGTAACAACTGGTGCTACACTAACAGACTTTGGAACAGCAACCTTTAAGGCAACTCTTCCAACAACAGGAACACGCTCACTTATTACATT